AGAGTCGGTACCTACAGCTCCGCCTCCTATAGTATAAGCAGAAGTCTGTACAAGTGGATTTGCAGCTACTGCAGGAACACCACCTTGAGCAGGACTTGCAACCGATCCATTTCCTAAAGGAACTCCCGCTATCTCTTCAAAGACAGGAGCTACAGTATAATTTATAGGTATTTTATTCCCATCAAAAGCAGAAAGTAAATCATAACCATCCACATAGTTTCCGTATATTAATCTATTACCTTTAATGGTTTGAGCCTTAGCAGTTCTTGGAACATTATCATAAAGTCTTAGTAATTCATCTGAACCTAATGTGGTATAGATTTCACTATTTGTAAATCGATGAGTCATAGTATCATTATTAGGAATACCTAAGTCATCTTTTTTAAATCTTTTAATAACATTTATAACATTAGATGTAGTTTGTTTAAATAACAAATCTATTTCTACTACTCTTTTAGTACCTGTAGAGAATGTAACATCAAAAGCTTTATAAACATTATACATCCCTGCATTTAAATAGTCATCAATACTAAATCTAAATTCACGAGGTTGAAACGCAGGATCACTAAATAAAGATATTGCACTATACCCTCCATCTGTATATCTATATCTATAAGCAAAAGTAACAAACCTGGTTTGTAAATAATTTTCTTGACCTACATAGTCCTGTATAGGAACCACTACTGGAGATCCTAACGGAGAATTTTGTCCTGCCGTAGTATCAAACTCTTCGTATCCTGGTGGCTTAACTATTACGCTAATATCTTCTTCTTTAAATATAGTATCTATACCACCTACAGGATAATCATAGTCTCTTGTTACATTAATTACTCGAGGAGGATTTATATCGTCAGTAAAAAATAATAAATCTTCTATCTTATTTATACCAGTAATTAAATGTTTTTCATCAAAATTTAAAACAGATGTACTTATACAGTGATAAGTCAAAGAAGAAGTATTAGTATTAAAAGATACTATTAAGTCAACCTTACCTGTAGGAGAGTTTGGATTATTACTATCATGTATAAACCAATAAAGAGTTTCATTTATACCATCTTCATAAACTCCAAGTGTTTTTCCATTGACTGTTTGCCCTGCATATTCAACATTAGTTAAAAGAGAATTACCTTTAGAGTTTTCTACAGCTCCTATTTCAGTAGCTTCAGTAGACCCTAAACGAACATTTAAAGCATCTATATACTCTCCAGGTGGAACCAAGCGTTCATCAACGCTCTTATTCATTTTACCTGCTATAAAATTTGTTGAGGCTTTTGCCATATTATTTTAACCATTTATCCTGACCTCTTAAATTTTGTAAGAGTCTGCCAGGGTGTATATTACTTAATCTTAATTTAGCGTTACGAAGCAAAGAAGACTTATCTTTTCTTGCTCTGTTTACTATATATTCCTGTACTCCAAATCGGCCATTTAAAATAGCATATTTAATATATGCGTATATAAAATCTTCAAATAATTTGTTAACACTAATACTGGAGTCATCACCATTTTCCATACCATCAGAAATATATTCTAATACCACTAACTTTCCAGCCATTCCTGAATTAAAGTTTATAACACCTCCTTTTTTATTTATACTAAAAGTAGGATTTACATTTGCTGTTTCTGTGTTTAATCCAAAGCGTGCACCTACCGCATAATCAAAACACCAATTTCCATTAATACAATAACCTTCCTGTCCATGATAAGGACCTTGTCCTAAATACATTGTTCTTTGTTGTCCTGATAATCTTTCTTTATCAAAAAAAGAATTATTAGGTTTTAATACATTTCCGTCTATATCAAATAATATTCTACAATCATTATCTTGTAAGTATGCCCCACTCCAATTAGTTTGAATATTTTCTGTCATTGGATACAACATACCATTTTGTTCTAATGAGATTCTTACCCAGTTAACATAGTCAGGTGGAAGTACAAATCTTAATTGATCACAAATCTGAAGTTCTAATATTTTTATTTCTTTCATTGCATCGTAATTCAATTCTTGAATTCCTCTTTTTGCATGAAACAAAACTTGATATCTATTTAAGTTATTTACAATCTCATTGTTACCTTGAAACATTAACATGAAATTATTTACAATATCTTCTAAAGATATGTACTGATAAGACCCCCAATTAGAATCAGTTGGTACTACCCCATTGTTTTCATAATATTGATAATCTGTAATATATGTCATAATTAACTTGTTTCTTGTATTTCGTTACCCTCTTCAGTTTTCCCAAAATTATATACTTCAGCATCTCTAATTTCTATACCTACATACTGACATATCTTTGCAATTAATGTTGGCTCATCAGACTGAGGTAATTCAAACTCTTGAAAGTCAGGCTGTGTAGGGTCAAATATTGGCTCACCAACTCCTAAGTTTTGCCAAGTCCATTTAGGTATCTTAGGATATCTTACATACTGAGCTTGTATATCTCCTACGTTTAATATAGTAGTAGGATATACTGTTATTATATTACCATCTAAAACATATGCTGGATACGTTTTAGTAGGAGCAGTTAAAGCAGAGTTTGTTAAATAAAATATTTTATTTTGATTAACCCTTTCTACTTCTCTAATATTTGTATTAGAATAAATGACATAATTCTGACCACCAACTAAAAATATATCTGCACTTAAAGTTACTACAGTACTACTAAGAACCCCTGTAATATAAGCCTGCTGTAATGTTGTAGTGTTAACCACTAAAGAACCAATCTTAGGTGTTGGTGATGATGCTGGTATTATCGTCCATCCTACAGCATTTATATCTATTAATTGATTTGCTACTGCTGCAGTATTTGTTCCTTTAAATAAAGGGACTGAATAATAAAATAATTTATTTATTAGATAATAATCATTAGGTAAGTTATAAGTATTAGAATTGTTCTGAGCTAAAAAAACTTGATTAGAAAAACTATCCATCACCTCTACTAATCCTTTTATTACATCAGCATAACCTTCACCTGACATTCTGCTATTTTGTTTGTTGATCCAATTATTATAACTATAAAAGTAATCTTCAAACATATCTACCTGCGCTTGTTTAGCGTACAAATTAAAATCTTGAGGAGATATATATCCGTAGTTATTTTTATTTGCTATAGCTAATACAGTATTCCTTACTTCATTTATTGATGCTGCCATATTATATAAACATTTCTACAAAGATAACAAAAAAAAAGAGGCCCACTTTTTTTGTAGGCCTCTCTTAATATATAATAATTAATTATGCTAAAACTACAGAAGTAGCATAAAGAACTGAAGGTCTTGAAGCCAATACAGGAGCAACGACCATTGGCATTTCAGCTATAACATCTTTCCAGTCTGACTCTAAAGTTTCAATCATCACTTTTTCAAAAGCTTTTTGCCAGCTATAATTAGCTTGTGCTGCTGATATAGTAATAGTTAAAATATCATTACCTGCTGTTTTAGTTTTGTAAGTTAATACAACAGGTGTAGTACCTGCTCCACCTGCTGGTGTGGGAGTATTAGTAACTATATTATCTAAATTAATTAATCTACCACCATAACCACTTTGAGATATAACAACCGCAGCATCAGATCCGTTATCATCAAAAATAAAGTTATCCATAGTTAAAGAAGTATCAGAATTAACCTTTGCTACTTTAGCCATTCTACCAGTTGAAGTATTAATTACTAAGTCTCCTACATTTACATCAGTTAAAAAAGTTCCTGCTGCAACTAAAAAAGCATATGCATTAGCATATGGCCATATTTTAAAAGCAGCACCTGAAGCCTCTAAAGCAGCATTACCTGTTCCAGATATACTTAAAACAGTATCACTATCTACAGCTGTTACTGTAGAAATTGTCCATGTAGTAGTGTCTAAAACTTGATCTCCTACATTTACAGCAGCATTAAAGCCACCTGTAGCATAAGTTAGTTTGCCCGTAGCAGTACCAGATGTGGTACCTGCTATTGCTGGGGAAGCCATGTCCGCTGTTACACTGTAAAGCGGGAGAGGCACGTTAATAAACTTTCCCATAACTATGCTATAACTATTCCTGAAACTGCTTGTGGTGGTATAGCCATGTATGTTACACGAGTCCAAGAAGTTTGTAAAGCAGCAACCATTGAATCAGCAATAAATTTTCTCATACTGAAAGCTACTTGAGGAGCTGCAGTAAGTGTTGCAGTGTTACCATTTAAATAAGTAATAACTGTAGTAGTTGCTGTACCTGAAGCAGCTGTTACTGACAGGACTTCATTTACGTTTAAAAGAACGTCCCCAGAGCCTGTTACTGGGATTGATAAGAATTTTTCCATTTTATAAAAGTTTTTAATGGGTTAATAAAGTGCAAAGATAGATAAAAAAAAACACCCTTATTAGGGTGCTCTTTTAAATTATGTTAATAAAGATTATTTCTTTTTCTTTAACATTTGTTTTAATAACTTGTAAGTCTCCAGTCCTTCATCAGTTTGTAAATAAGAAGATACAATATCATTTGGTTGTTCTCCATAAGGAACTGTTAACATTTTAGTTTTATTTTTAGCTAAGTTAAAATAAACATCTCTTTGGTTGTTTCTTAAAGTTAATAGGTTTTTACTAAAAAACTGAACAACATCATCATACATTTGTAGTGCAGGATCATTTAAAATATCAATAAAGTCTTCAGGATGATTTCTTGAAAAGACAAGGATATCTCTTTTTAATTCTGCGGTACTTAACTTATCTGCACCAGAACCTAAAAGAACACGTGCAACCGTTTCAAGCATTGCAATATCTAAATCTCTTGCTAACAGTTGAGCATCTAAAATTAATTCTTCAATTTCTAATTCTTCAGCCGCATCTTTTGCTTCATCTATTTCATCGAATATCATTCCGTTTCCAGGATGTAAAGATAAAAAGTGTTGAAGTACTTGGTTGGTTCTATCTACAGTTAGGAAACCATCTTCAAAAACAATAGGCTCCATAATAGCATTACCGTCTTGCTCTTCCTCAAAAGGGCTCTTTTGGTTTCTTGCATAACGAAGAGGTTTGTTTACTCCTGACTCTTCATCAAAATAAAGTAATGGGGATCTTTTGTTGTGGTGTGAATTTAACATGAAGCACAATGGTGCTACATCTCTCTTAAGTTTATACTGCTTAGTAACAGTGGTTTTTGGTTTTTTCATTTTATTGTAA